GGTTCGCTCGAGCTGCGCGACCGATCGTTCAACCCTCGTCTGCAGAAGATGCTCGCCGAAACGCCCTGCCTGGGTGAGATCGTCACGCGCGCCTCGCGCGCCTCGTCGAATCGCCAGGATCTCATCGAGTACGGCGCCAACGCCCGGATCATCAAGGCGGGCGCCAACAGCGCCGAATCGCTGCGCTCCGACCACATCCCCTACGTCATCCTGGATGAGGTAGACGCATTCCCGTGGGATGTCGGCGGCGAGGGCGACCCGCTGACGCTGATCGCCAACCGGCAGCGGAATTTCACGCGCGCCAAGCGCCTGCTCGTCTCGACGCCGGTGAAGGACCAGGAGTCACGAATCCATCAGGAGTATCTCGCCGGCGATCGCCGCCGCCGGCATGTGCCGTGCCCGCACTGCGGCGACTTTTTCATCCTCGAACGCGATCTGCTGCGGCGCCGCCTGCGCCTGCCGCGCGAAAACGAGCCGGCGAAAGCGCGCAAGGTCGTTGAATCCGCGTGGTTCGTCTGCCCAAACTGCGGCAGCGAGATCGAGGAGGGCCACAAGCCGCAGATGCTGCCGGCCGGCCGCTGGATCGCCGAGCAGCCGCACATCCGCAAGAAGCACTCCTACCAGATCAGTGCCGCTTACACCATGATCGGCCTCGGGCTGTCGTGGCAGCAGCTCGCGCAGCGCCTCGTCGATGCCGAGGAGGACGCCAGCAAAATGAAGGCCGTCATCAATACCGACTGGGGAGAAATCTGGAAGGAAGAAGGCCAGGGCGCCGACCCGGTGTCGCTGCTGTCGCGCCGCGAGGCGTGGGAGCCGGCGCAGATTCGGGCCAACATCCGGCCGCTGCGCCTGACTGCCGGCGTCGACGTGCAGAAAGATCGCCTCGAAGCGACGCTGGCCGCGTTCGGCGCCGACGAACAGTGCTGGGTGCTCGAGCACGCCATCCTGCCAGGCGACACGGCGCAGCCCGATGTCTGGGGCGATCTAGCCGAGCAGCTGCGCGAGTGGGATGTCGAGCGCGCGTGCATCGACTCCGGCTACAACACGGGCATGGTGCAGACCTTCTGCGCGCATCGATCGTGGTCGATCCCGACCAAGGGCATCCCCGGATCGGGCCGCGACGTCATCGAGGACGACCGCCGCCGCCGGCAGCGCCTGCGCACCAAGCGCCGCCGCGGCCG